AGAACCTACCGAATGGTAATTTAACTGTTGAGAAGGTTGTGCGTAAGCTGGATAAGGATAGATTCTCCGCTTTAGCTTACGTTGTGTATTATATATCTGAATACACATCTGTGATAAAACCTAAAAATGATATACAAGGATTTGTGCCTTTGATTAGGCCGCCTAAATTCAGGTGAAATTTTGTAAGGGTTCTTCCGTTTCTTTAGGTAGTAAGAGAAATTGTTCACAAGACCTAACGGGTGGTAACTACCGTCCGTTCGGTTAAACTACGGAGGTGATGGATTTGTTTAAGATTTCGTATGGCAGAATGTTTATTACCCGTGGTGATACTGCTTCGTTTAATATACAGGTTAAACAGCCCGATAGGCATACGGTGTATGAGCTGGGCGAAGGTGATGTTTTAACTTTTACTGTCAAGAAGAACGATACAGATGTTGAAGCTGTTATTCAGAAAACCGGTTCTACTATTCAATTAGTCCCATCTGATACAAATAAGCTTGCTTATGGTCGTTATTGGTATGATGTGCAGTTGACGTTTGCGGACGGTAGTGTTAATACAATAATTGTTCCTCATCCTTTGTATGTGTGTAGTGAAATAACGTTTGGAAATGAGGCATTGGATGAGTTGGGTAATGTTGTAGATGATACAACTTACGATAGAACGCGTGGTATTCACTTATTCGATAGTAGTGTGTGTCAGCTTGTAGGCCAGCTCAATGTAAACACATATAATCAATGTGTCGATGAATGTAAATATAACTTTGGCGAAGGACTTGTACTGGACGGTAGAACGCTATCTGTTGATAAAGATACTGTAGATAAAACATATATTCATACACAGTTCGTAGCTTCTGCTTCTTGGACTGTACAGCACAATCTAAATAAGTTCCCCTCTGTTACTGTTGTTGACAGTGCAGGTACTTATGTTATTGGAGAAATAACCTATAACGATATGAATACGCTAACCATAACGTTTAGCGGTGCATTTTCTGGCAAGGTCTTTTGTAACTAAGGAGGGAGACATGAAAGTTTTAACTACGCTTGATATGAATAAGAACCAGATTGTTAATGCTATATTACAAAATCTGGTTACTGCCCCGGAAAATCCTCGTGAGGGACAGTATTATTACAATTCTACCGATAAGATGCTTTATCTCTATAATGGGACTGCATGGGTGCCATCCGGTATCAAGGTGGAAGCATCTGAGATCAATGGCAACATAAAGATTGGTGGCGAGGAAGTAACTGTATACTCCCTCCCCCTTGCCTCTGCATCTGCTGTGGGCGGTGTTAAGGCTGGTTCTGGTGTGGCCATATCTTCCGATGGCACTATTAGCAAGACCGCAGCGTATTACAATGTAGTACGTAACGAGGGCGAGTCTGATATTGATGCGCTGACTCGTGCAGTTGGTGAGGAAATTCCCGTTGAGGGTGATGTTGCTGTTATCCAAACCCTCATTTCGACCGGCAAGTATTCCTACATTGCATTTGTATATGACAATGGTGCGTGGAAAGCTATGGATGGCAATGTAGATGCTGAAAATGTATACATGGCCGATGATATAATACTGGCCGGTTCTTATACTCAGGTTGGTAATATTACTAAGGGCGCTTCTGCTACTGGTTCGCTTGCTACGGCTGGTAAGAATATGAAGGAGGTTCTTCAGGCGATATTTACTAAGGAACTGAATCCTACCGCTACTCAGCCCTCTGTGTCTGTTACTATAACTCCTTCCGGGGCGAAGGAAGTTGGCACTAAAGTCACTCCCAGTTATACCGCTACGCTTAACAAGGGTTCTTATACTTATGGCCCCGATACAGGCATTACAGCTTCCACGTGGGCTATATCTGCTACTGGTGGCGAAACTGCTACTACCACTACTGGCTCGTTTGCCGAGCTGACTGTAGCGGATAATACCAATTATAAGATCAGTGCTACTGCAACTTATGAACAGGGCACTATGCCTAAGACTAATCTGGGCAATGATTATGGTGCGGCTCGGATAGTGGCTGGTTCCAAGAGTGCTACTTCTGCGGCCATTACTGGTTATCGTTCTTATTTCTACGGCTCCAAAACCGCCGCCATCGAGCTGACCAGTGCAAATATCCGTGGCTTGACCAACAGTAATAAGGCTGTTGTAGCAAATTCAGAGTTTCAGGTTCCTGTTGCAGAGGGTGCCGTACAGGTCATTGTGGCTTTTCCCACTTCTATCAATAAAACGTTGAAAAAAGTGTTGGACGTTGGTGCGTTTGGTACGGATATAGTGTCCAGTTTCACTAAATCTATCGTAGCTGTTGAAGGCGTAGATGGTTATGAAGCTGTGAACTACGATGTTTATGTTTATGCCCCCGACGCCGCGTTGGGTGCGAATACCTATAAGGTAACTATCGGTTAAGGAGGCATAGAAAATGGCTAATTATGTAGAATCTTTTGCTTCTAAGCTCGACTGGGCAATGCCATTCCAGAGGACGGGTAAGTTCCCTCTGGATAGGACTGATCTTTTTAGTTCGTATGCTGACGCTGTGAAATATGCTGCGGGTAACACCGCTGACCCGGATAGCCGTGCGCTGTGTGGCACTTCGTATGTCGGTCAGATAATCACAGTCTTTGAGGACGACACCGTCACTGTTTATAAGATAGCGGCTGACCGCACTCTGGAATCCATAGGTGGCGTTTACACTCTTCCAAAGGCTACTGCTGATACATTAGGTGGTATTAAAGTTGGTGCTGGTCTTGCCATCTCTGCGGAGGGTACTCTGTCTGCCACTGGTGGCGGCACAGCCGATGCGGTTGAATGGGCGAACGTTATTGACAAGCCTACCGCTCTGTCTCAGTTCACCAACGATGAAAACTTTATAGACAATACCGTCAATAATCTTGCTAATTATTATCTTAAAACTGAGACCTATACTCAGGCCGAGGTTAATAACCTCATTGGTCAGATAGCCACTCTTAGTGTAGAGAAAGTGGATGCTCTACCTGAAGGCGAGGCTATCAAAACCAATGTTATTTATCTGGTGGCTAAGACTGATACTGATACTAATGATATATATACTGAGTATATGTATATCAATGACGCTTGGGAGATACTTGGCGATACCAGTGTAGACCTTAGCAATTACCTCACCGAGAGTGGCGATGCAAGTAATACCACTGCGGTCTTTACCTCTGCGGAGACCCGTGTGCTGCCTACTACCGGTGAATCTCTGGCTATTATAATCGGTAAGATTATCAAGTATTTGGCTGATCTAAAGACGGTTGCTTTTACCGGTGATTATGCTGATCTTACAAATAAGCCTAACTCCATTAAATATTATGACCTGACTGTTTCTGGAGCTACCGCTACTTACACCGCTGAGGGCACAGTGTTGAATGTGTCTATTATGGACGCAACTACGCATGAGTCTGTGATAGCTGATGTTACGGTGTCTGCTGACAATGTGGTCACTGTTACATGTGCTGAGGCTCCTGCTAACGCACTGACTGCCCGCATCACATATATGGGAGCGTGATGGTGAATGAAATGCTATGCGCCTATTGACGACCCGAAGGATGTAACCACCAAGGAATACGTAGACGCAGCGGACGAAACGAAGCTGGAAGAAACAGATTTGACAGAGTTTACCAATCCAGAGATTTTAACCATCTGGAATACCATTTTTAATAAATAGAGGGGTTTATTGTGATTAAATATAGTGGCGAAAACGTTATTAGCTACCTTTTAACTCTGTTAAAGGGCAAGCTTGACACCAAAGTTGACAAAGAAACCGGCAAAGGGCTTTCCGAGGCAAATTTTACTGCTGATGAAAAGACCAAATTAGCAAATATAGCGGCAGAAGCTAACAAGTATGAGCTTCCCAAGGCTACCACTACCACATTGGGTGGTGTGCAGGTAGGGTCTGGTCTAAAGGTAGATGCGGCGTCTGGCTCTGTGAGTGTGGATACCGTAGATAATCTCACCTCTACTGATACCACTAAGGCTCTGTCTGCGGCGCAAGGTAAGGCTCTGAAGGCGTCCATTGATAAAATCACCACGGATATAGGTAATTTGGGTGGCGGAGATATGCTTAAAGCGACCTATGATGCCGATGATGACGGCATTGTGGATGATGCAGCTAAGCTTGGCGGTCAATCTCCCGCGTATTATGCCGTAGCTGAGACGGTTAATACAGAACTTGGCAAGAAGGTTAATGTTGTTGCTGGTAAGCAACTTTCAACCGAGGATTATACCTCTGCCGAAAAGACCAAACTGAGTGGTATTGCCGCTGGCGCGGAAGTTAACCAGAACGCATTTTCTAATATTAAGGTTGGTGAGACTACCGTTGTCGCTGGTGGTAAGACCGACACTTTTACTTTTGAGGCTGGTGACAATGTTTCTGTTACCGCCGACGTCACCGGTAAGAAGATAACTATTGCTGGCACATATCAGAATGCTACCACTACTGATGCTGGTCTTATGTCTGGCGCTGATAAAGCCAAGCTTGATGGTTTGGCTAATTATAATCTTGAAGCCGCTACTGCCTCTAAACTGGGCGGTGTCAAGGTTGGTGGTAATGTAGATGTGACCGCTGATGGTACTATCTCCGTTAAGGACGCTTCAACCACTGCTAAGGGCGCTGTACAACTCTCAAACGCGACCGATTCCACCAGTACAACTATGGCTGCAACTTCTGCGGCTGTTAAGGCCGCGTATGACCTTGCGAATGGTAAGCAGTCTCCTGCTACTACACTCGCTGGCTATGGGATAGGCAATGCTTATACTAAGGATGAAGTTGATGGTTTGGTGTCCAGCACTTTCCATTATAAGGGCACCAAGGCTAACTATAGTAATCTGCCTGCTAAAAACAATAAAGTTGGTGATGTGTGGAATATCACCGTTGCTGATAAGGCTCACGGTATTAAAGCCGGTGACAATGTTGCTTGGACTGGTACTGAATGGGATGTATTGGCAGGCGTAGAAGACTTGTCTGCTTATACTCCCACCGCTGACTTTAAGGAGTACACTAACACCGAAGTTCAGACCATGTGGAATGCTGTATTTACTGCCTAATCAAAGGGGGACATACCATGATAAAATATTTTGGTCAAAATGCGACGACCAAGATACTACAGCTTATAAAAGGCGAGTTAACAAAAAAAGAAGTTGTTAATCATAAGGTAACTTCGATTTCCGCTGACAGTACAGATGAGCAGTATCCATCCGCAAAGGCAGTTTATACAGCTTTGGATGGCGCAATGAGGTGTGAGGTTGTGAACACCACTCTCGTGATTTACTCTGGAGCTGCGGTATCTGGCACAAAGTAATCATTGGATAGAGAGGAGCACTGCACAGAGTGTTCTTTGTTTTTGATTTAAGAAAAGGAAAGAAAGGATGATGGCCTATGGAAGACACTAATAAGACGCCGCCCCTGTCAAAAGCGGCGGAGGTCAGTCAAACTTTTGATGTGAAGGGTATGATGTCGCCTAAACAACAGTCTTGGTTTTCAACTCTTGCCAAGATAATGTATCGTGATTTGAACAACAGTACAAAAACGGAGTCTTTTTCAAAGTATACTAAAGACCAGATTGCTACATATATTAAAGATCCGGTTGCGAATGAGCGACAACTTCGAGATGCTATTAGGATGATGTATAACATATCACCCCATTTTTGGCGTCTTGTTCAGTATATGGCGCAACTTTGTGATTTATATTATGTTGTTAGTCAGATTTCGTTTGGTGACGATGAAAATGCAGATGATAGCCTCGAAAAGTATCAAAAGACTTCGGCCTTTTTGGCTGGTTCAGATATCAAGGTGCAGACAGAGCGTATATTAACAACCTGTTTTCGTGAGGATATCTGCTATTGTACTACTTGGGTAACAAAAGATGGTATGTCATTCCAAATTCTTGACCCGAATTATTGCAAAATTGCAAGTTACGAAAAGAATTGTTGGAATGTAGCTTATGATTTCTCGTATTTTGATATGTATGGCGAGGAGCTTAAGTTGTTCCCCAAGGAGTTTCAGACAAAATATAACCAATATCAAAAGGATACTACTAACAAGTGGATTGAGCTTGATTCTCCTTATTCTTTTGCTATTAAGGCGAATGATGATTTAACATATGTTTTGCCGCCCTTTGTAGGCATTCTGAGGGCGATATATGACATTGAGGATTATAAGGATCTCAGTCTTACAAGTGCTGAAAAAGAGATTTATTCGCTTTTGGTTATGAAGCTTGGTGTGAACAACAATGGCGAGTGGCTGCTTGACTTTCCAAAAGCAAAGGAGTTTTGGGAAAACTTAGACAGTGTGTTGCCAGCCAATTTTGGCAGTGTGTTGACGCCTATGGACATAGATAAAATAACCTTTGAGCCTACTGCATCAGCACAAAGGGATAAGGTTGCGGAATCTGAACAGCACTTGTGGGATGCGGCGGGTGTTAGTAGTCTGATATTTTCTGGCTCCAGTACATCATCTCGTGCGCTTGAAATCAGTGGTATGGCAGATGAGTCGCTGACATGGGGTGTTGTTAAACGCATCGGCGTTGCTATTAACCGTATTTTGCAAAAACAAAGCTTCGCGAAGAATTATCGTATGATATTTCTACCATGCGGCAGGTATACGAGAGACAGTTATCAAAAGTCTCTTGTAGGCGTGCTTCAGTATGGCTTGCCTGTTATAACTCCGTTGATGGCTACTATGGGACTTGAACCTTTGTATGCTATGGGCCTTAATCATATCGAAAGTAATGTTCTGAAGCTCAATGAGCGTTTTACCCCCCTGCAAAGTTCTAACACAATGTCAAGCAAAGGCACTGGACGGCCCGAATCAGATAACGTTTCTGACGAAGGTGAACGCAGCCGTGATAAGGAGTGATGTCTATGGGAGCACGGTTGATACACGTTCAAGGTGAGACTAACAAAAACAAACTTGTTGCTGCTGGATTTAAGTTGGTTACTGTCACTCGCTGTATGGGCGACAATATATACACGTTTTTAGACGATGACCGACTATCGAAAGCGGTTTTTTCGGAGGTCGAACTTGTTTCTAATAACAAACTCATATTTGCTTAGGCCGCTCGTTGATGAGCGGCTTTCTTACTACAGAAAGGAGGTGAGACTGTAAATGTCAGATAATCGAAAGGTTATACTTCAAGCTACATACAGTGTTGACGACAATTACGATTCTGAACGATTTTTGAAGCTGCGAGTTAAAGTGTGTCACGATGGTGAGAACCGTAATGGCAGCGTGATTAGTAAAGAGGCATTGCAGGCGGCACTTCCTTCAATTCATAACGTTCCTCTTTTAGCAAATGTTGTTATGGATGAAAACGGCAACATAGATTTTGGCGGACACGACATGAAGATTGTTGAAGACGCCATGAATGATGGTCAATATAGGCTGCAATATGTTGAAGCTCCGGTTGGCGTATTCCCTGCTGACTTGGCCGATACCTGCATAGTGGAAGAAGATGGTAGGAACTATTTGTATGCTTCTGCTTTCTTGTGGCGTGGTTACGCAAACTATGCCGAGGATATCATTGAACGCCGGAAACAGTCTGATGTTTCTATGGAAATAATGCTTGACGCTTATGAATACGACGAGCAAGACGGCTGGTTACACATAAACAAATTCACTTTTACCGGAGTAACACTTCTTGGTGCGAATCAGCGCCCCGCTATGCAGGACGCACATGCTTCAATGCAGTTTTCCGTCGAAGCCAAAGACAAGCTGTTGGCAAAGCTGCTCTGTGCTTTAGAACAGGACATGCTTTGTCCTCATTATAATCGAAAGGATGGTGACATAGATTTGCCTGAAAACACTGAAACTAAGGTAAACGAAATCATAGATGATCCTATGGTGGAAGATACCACCCCCATTGAGACTCCTGTTGTTGAGGAGACAACCGTTACTGAGGCTCCTACGACTGAAACTTTCTCGGCGACTTATCTGCGTAAGTTCGATGCTGTGCAGAACGCTTTACGGGCGTCTATAGTGCGTGATGCAGATGGTGTTCTTATATCTGAGACATATTATCGGGTAATGGATATGAACGACAATTATGTTCTTGTCGAACGTTGCGTGTATGACAGAGAGGGTTGCGTTCAGGATAATGGCCGATTCGCCTATCAGTATAATAAAGCTGATGATACAGCCATAATAACGTCTGAATTTGAACCCATGGTATGCCGGTGGATGACGCCAGAGGAAGCAGCCA